TCTCCATGTCATCTGCACTTCATCAGGCCACCAACTACTTGGTATCAATGCAGTCAGTGGTTCTAGTCCGTCAATAAAAAAATTTGGGGAACCAGTAACAACGGTGTCAAAACCTTGCTCCGTACCAAACGCCCACCCAATATGAATATCAATCATCCCAATTTTGTTACAATTGGCGATAGTTCTACCATCAAATGAATCATCCGAAATAATTCTGGGAACCGACATTCCACCATCCCAAATAGCAACAATTTCTTTTTGTAAGATTATTTCCCATCCATTAACGTTTGCTGCGCTTAATGGCAGACATCGATAAGCATGTTTGTTGTACGTATCGTCCATCCAGTCGCGCTTTAATCGTGATTGTTTTATTTCTGGAGAAAGTTGATGTGTTCTAGTCAACGTTAGTAGCGTCATAAAGAAGTACTCTCTATTGGGGTAATCGGGCCAAGAACTATACTGTTGCTAGTTGATGGTTCATATGGTTGATTATTTGTTTGCCCAAAATCGCGCGTAAATCCACCATACTTATGCGTATCGTCGTTGTAGTCATACATTGTTACGGCGGAATACTTCACCCCCGAAGTTACAGGCATTGAAGCATGTGCATAAATATAGGTAGAAGGAAAAAATACTACATCCCCATATTCGGGCATAATTTTTATGTCAAGTTTTGGAAACCACAACTCCCCGCCGTCATAGGAATCATTGAGATACATCACCGACGATACGGTACAAACATAAGAAAAACCATGGTCAGTATGGACATTAAAATGTTGACCAGCGGTATACTTTACAAAATTAATTGCCTCCATATAAGTCATATTAATGTTGTACTCGGATTGATAATCACGCAAACATTCATTCTGAACATTAGCAACCGTATAATAGACATCAATTATGTCCCTGAATTCAGGTGGAGTTTTGTCGTCGTACTCCTTGTCGTATTTGAAATCAACACAATCCCTGTATTCAGGCATCTTTACTCCCTCTCCAACGAGTGAATCGTGCCAACGAAAATAAGGGTGACTGCTGCTTGCTAAAGTTTTTTCGAGCCGCTCAGGAATCATTGCCGCGAGCGGCAAAACACCCTTATATAGGCGTATCCCTAGTTCTGGGGCACCTACTAAATGTTTTTCAAAACGAAACGGTAGCGGTTCGGGGTATCGAAACATTGTCATAGAGTGAAAGATTACCCCAAAAACCAGTGCAAGTCAATCTTGTTCCGGAAAGTAATGGGGTTACTTGATGCATATATTCCTCGGTGCCCGTAAAATAGATAGCGGACCCGGCCACAGGCTGTATGAATATATCCAAGTCAGGAAAAACCAATTCGCCACCCTCAAAATCATCGCTCAAATAGATTATCGAACTAATATCACGTTTTGGGGCGCCGCCGTATGTGGGTAGGCTCGACCATTGGTCGCAGTGATACGGTAGTTCCCAGCCTATAGAGAATTTTACTACTGTACCTATCCCTTCGTCGCTTACCGGTGTATTGAAATCTTTCTCAATATTGCTTTTAAGTAATTGTTGAGCATTTAACAATATGGTATTACATTCATTATCTTGTACATTAATAAATTTATTAGGGTTATTTTCTTCATCCTGAAGAGGAGAAGAATCAATATATGTGCGTAATTTAGCGACATCCTGTGGACTAATCAAATTGTTAATGATTGTTATATTTTTAAATTTAGTTTTGCGCATCATCAAATACATGCCAAAAAGTGGTAGTCATAATTCTGTCACCGCTCGTCACTGAAGATACTTCGTGTTCGTATTCCTTGGATGACGGAAATACAATTACAGAACCTTCCAGTGGGTAGTAGGTGATGTCCAAGTTCGGAAAATGTATTTCTCCACCTACAGAATTATTGTTTAAATAAAGTGTTGATGTTATGTCGCACTTAGCGCACCCACTAAATGTTTTATGTATTGTTTCCTCCCCCGTTATTTCGTCTACTGTTACTGAATCGTAATGAAGAGGTAGTCCATGGCCAAGCCGATATTTGACAAAAGTACCAAGAGTTTCATCACTCAGACTACATGAATAAATATTTTCTATTGCTGATTTTAATCGGCCCTGTACTTTGAGCGCAATTTCTCCAATATCAAGCGACGTAATGTTGTTTGAAAAATGCCTATCACCATGTGACTCCACCCATTCAACATTAGAAAAATATTGTGAGAACACGGCAATCTCGTGCTCTGTCAAAAAATCAAAAATAATTGTAAAATTTTTGTGTTTTAACAATCTCATAAAATTTCCTTTACTGTATAAAAAGATGGTGTAGTCCATCTTTCGCCAGAAATAATACGTTTTACACCATGTAGAAAATGTATATCACCTGGGTGAGCGACGGCTAGGCCTGGCTCCGGCTTTATTACAATGTCATGTTCTGGATAATATAATTCGCCACCCTCAAAATCATCATTATAGTAGATAAGCGAATTTAAATCATAATTAGGAAACGGGTTTGGTGAGCCATCGTTTAATTGTTTATCGGCATGTGGTCGTTGTTCTGTCCCTGGTGTCCATTTGACAAGAACTGGCGGCCTACTTGATAGTTGAACCGAAAATGTTTCTGTTAAAACTTTTTGCATTTTATTAATATAAAATTCAATAATTTTATAAATATCATTATTTAATTTTTGAATAATCTCTCCACTACATTGCCTATGGCGCCAATAGTCGGCATTATAGAGGCATGTTCCATCTTCGGAATATTGACTTTCGCCTGGGTCTGCCCATTCATTGATTGTCGGTAAGAATTTTTGTATAGTTTTTAAATGTTCTGGTTCAACAAAATTTCCAATAACAACGATGGAATCTTTTTTTGAACCAAAATAGCCAGGTTCAACTAATGAGTTCAAATTCAAACCTACTTAAATCTAGGCGGGAAGAACGGTGGGAAGAATGGGGGGAAATACGGTGGGAAGAACGGTGGAAAGAACGGCGGGAAGAACGGCGGGAAGAACGGCGGAAAAAATGGTGGGAAATATGGTGGCGCCACGGGTGTGACAGTTCCTCCTCCTGTAGAAAATGTTCCACTACGTTGATAGAAATTATTATATGAATCAATTGAGACATAATAGGCAGTGCCATTACTCAATCCAGTAATCGATACTGTATTGCTATTATTTAATCTATCCCATGGTAAGCCTACATTAAGCGTATAGCCTGCCGTTATTCGCAATGTATACGTAACTTGGTCGGTCGTTGTGTAAATTCTGTATCCGCAACCACCGTTCAAATTTCCGCCATATTGGCTGTCTGAGGTTAGTTTATTCGCAGTATTTAAACTGACTGTTATTTCAGCGTTGCCTGCAGTAGCATTGAAGCCGCCAGTAATTTGGTCTGGTTGTTTGAGCGGAATGATGCTGTTTGAAGAAACTGTTCCGCTTGCTGTAAATGCAGTATTGTACGTATATATTTTTGCCCAATATGAAGTGCCTGTAGTTAGTCCTGTGATGGTTGCACTAGTTCCACTTGTTGCCGTCCAGTATGTTGTTGCACTGGTTGTCGTTCCATAGTAAACATAATAGTTTGCTGTTTCACCACCACCACTACTAGCAGCGGTCCATGTGACTGTAAAACGACCAGTATTGGTAACTGTATTGTCTGCTGAATCCGAAACGTTATATCCACCACTTGAGTCAGTTATTGCTACGTTTGTTGCGTTTGTTGGGGTACCAAGACATGACGTGGCGGAGCCTGTTGTTGTTCCGGAACTAGAAAATGATGAGTTGTTTGTTACGACTTTGAAATAATATGATGTTCCGATAGTAAGGGGGATAGTGGTAGAAGTGGAGGCTGTCGTCGTGTACAACGTCGTTGGGCTTGAGGTGGTCCCATAATAAACACTGTAAGTTACGCTCGCAGCACCACCACGACCGGCGTTGTCGGCACTGACTCCCGTCCAACTAACCCCGATATTGCCAGAAGATGGTCGTGACGTCGATAATCCAGTTACGTTTGCTGGGGTTGTCAAAGCAGTGACAGCATTAGAAGCACTAGAAGAATCCGACGTAACACCAGTATTCGTGGTAGCCCTAACCGTGAACGTGTACGAAGTTCCGGAAGTTAACCCACTAACAGATATAGGGCTGGACGCCCCACTACCAGTGTGTCCACCAGAAGAAGTGACTGTATACGAAGAAATCGTTCCCTTGCCAGTGTATGTTGGGGCAGTAAAAGGAACACTAATGGTCAAAACGCTTCCAGAATGAGAAGCGGTACCAATAGTTGGCGTACCTGGTTTTTTCCCACCTGTATCTAAGAGAGCCATCTGTAAATCCTCGTTCGTCCTACGGTTGTCACACTACTACGCCGAGAGGTCGCCCGTCACGACCCAAGTATTTGTGGCGCGCTTAATCAAAGTAACAGCAGACCACTGGGTCCTAAGTTTGAGCCCTGGCGTACCATTGATAGTGGAAGTTTCTCCACCGCTCGTGGTTCCAGCAATAGTTGTTTGCCCTGAACCAGTTTGCAAAATCATAATCTGTGTTCCGATAGGGAAGGCTACTGAGTTATTTGTTGGCACAGTCAATGTGTTGGGTGAACCATTGCTAACTTCGACCAATTTATCTTTATCTGCCAACACCAATGTATATGACGCCGTTTGTGCGCTTGTTATCAACGTTGATGAAGCAAACTCGCGTGCCGTGGAACCATCACCAACAATAATTTTGTCTGCAGTTGAATCCCACGCGATTCTTCCTTCTGTCGTAGATGTCGTTGTCGATAGCGTCAATATTGGGGATGTGACTGTTGGGGTTGCTCCGAATGATGTCAGGCTTGATGCAGTAACGCCGGAACCAAGCGTCGTTGCACTAAGGACAGAAGACCCATTTATTTCATAAACTTTTCCAGTAAGTAGGTTGAAGTCTTCGGATGATGTCCATGCTGACGTTGCGTTGACCCAGTTGAGTGTCTTGTCTGTGGTCCCTCTTAGGGTAATACCGCCGCCATCAGCAGTCAGGTTGGTGGGGGTACTGGTAGAGCCAAGTTCAATATTGATGTCATCGACACTGATTGTTGTTGAGTTGATAGTCGTAGTGACACCTTCAACAACGAGGTTACCCTTAATGTTGACTGTCGCACCCGTCGTACCACTACCAAGATTAATTGTTGCGGTACTGGCACCAATAGTTAATGTTGTCGCTGCACCAGCAAAGTTTATGGTTGTTGCCGTTGTATTGATTAAATCAAATGAACTACTAGCGGTTGTTAGGCTAGTCGTAATTGCTGGCGATGTACCGAATACGAGTGCGCCAGAGCCAGTTTCATCAGAAATAACTCCAGC